TACGATCCTCTCTTCTACGCTCAGGAAGGCCTCATCGCCCTCCGCAAAGCTCTCGGCATGGCCGGTCGCGTCTATCGTGGATACGACAAGGCTCCCCAGCAGAAGGGCTCGACCATCATGGTCAACGTGCCTGGCACGTTCTCCGCGACCGACGTCAACACCAGCACTGGTGGTACGACACAGGACGTCGCCGCGAACCAGACCAGCATCGTGCTGAACAAGTGGAAGGAAGTCAAGTTCGGTCTCACCGACAAGGAACTGACCTTCACTACCGACGTGATCATCCAGGATCACATCATGCCTGCTGCCTACGCGATCGCCGATCAGATCGACCGCGACCTCAACACGCTCGTCACGGACATCCCCTACATCTACGGGATTGCCGGAACGAACAGCACAGCCAGCGTGGCTGACATCTTGGCTGTACGCAAGATCCTCTTCGACAACAGGGTGCCTCTCAACGACGGCATGTTGCACTGGGAACTCGACTCCCAGACCGAAGCAGATCTCCTCGGCCTGCAGGCCTTCTCGCAGTTCCAGGGTGCTGGTCAGGCTGGTGCTGATCTCCAGATGTCCGGTAGCCTCGGCCGCAAGTACCAGTTCGAGTTCTTCGCCAACCAGAACACTCCCACTGTCGCGGGTGGTGGTGATGCGGACGTCGCTGGCGTCGCTTCGGCAGCGACCAAGGGTGCTCTGACGATGAACGTCACGAGCGTCGGCACCACGGCTGTGATCAAGAAGGGGGACTGCTTCACAATCGCTGGCCACTCCCACCAGTACGTCGTGACTGCTGACCTGACTGCTTCCGGTGGCACCCTCACGGGTCTCGCCTTCACTTCCAGCGATTCCACGACTGCCGCCACTCCTGGCGCTGCGGGTGGCTTGGAAGTGGCCACTACGGGTTCTGAAGTCGTGACTTTCCTCACGGCTGCTGCGCCTGCTTCCAAGGTGAACTCCCTTGCTTTCCATCGCAATGCCTTCTGCTTGGCCATGGCTCCCCTGAGCGACATGGGGAATCAGCTCGGCGCTCGCATCGAGAGCATCACCGACCCCGTCACGGGTCTCTCCATTCGTGCTCGGGTCTTCTACATGCCTGACAACAGCACGGTGAAGGTCGCTCTGGACTGCCTCTACGGCATGAAGACTCTGGACGGCTCTCGGGCTGTTCGTGGTCGTCGCGTTTAGGCCTAGTCTGGACGACAGCCGGGGTGAGCAACTGCGAGCCTCCAGCTCACCCCGGCTCTTTCTTCGCGAGGCTAAAAGGAGAGATCCATGTCCGATGTACTCACGGTCAAGATCGTCTCGGCGAAGCATCCCCAGGGCTGGGTTCTTCTCAACCTGTCCGACTACGACGCGCACCCCGAGATGTACGAACTCTACGTCAATTCCGTTCAGGATGCCCAAGAAGGTTCCGGGAACGATTCGGCTGACGCTGGGCAGGGGAACACCCCCTCCGAGTCTTCTAGCCCTAATTCCGGCTCACCGCTGAGCCTTCCTGAGAAGCTGGACACCTGGAAGAAGGCTGACCTCGCCGAGTACGCTCTCGAGCAGTTCGAGATCACACTCGACCCCGAGGAACTCACGCAGATCATGATGGTCACTGCCATCAAGGACGCTTTCAAGGCCAAGTTCCCTGAAGCTGCGGTTTAGTAATGGCCTTCAACGCGACCCCATCCGATCCCCTGGCAAACTCCTACTGTGACGTCGCATTCGCAGACGAATACTGGGGACAGCGCCTCTATGGGACGACTTGGTTAGCGGCGGACGTCCCTACGAAGCAGCAAGCACTCATCCAAGCGACGATGGCCCTCGACAACTATGACTACGTGGGTGTCAAGGGCGTGCAAGGTCAAGCACTAAGGTGGCCTCGCTACGGTGGCAAGGATCAGGACGGTTATCCGCTCCCTCTAGATGTCGTTCCCAACCGAATGAAGCAGGCGACTGCTGAACTTGCGGGATCTCTCCTGTCGGAAGATCGCACGTCCGATAACGGCATGACAAACCTCAAAGAGTTGAAGGTGGGTCCTATCCAAATCACCTTCGACGAGAACCAGCGCCTGAACAATCTCACTCCGTTCGTGCGCCAGATGATCAATCCATTCCTGAAGACCGTCTACGCTAAGGTGGTCCGCTCATGAGTATGGCAGAGATGGTCCGAAAGCAAGCCTCAGCAGCAATCGTCAAGTACGGCGAGAAGATGATGTTGGCCACTGTCGTAGGTACCACGAAGGATACTACCTCCGGCACGGTCACCGAGGTCTACGATCCACAAGTCGTCTGCCACGGTGTCCGCAATTCTACGCAGCAAAAAGCGCTGGGTTTCAAGTTCGGTGAGGGGAACGTCCGCACTGGTGACATCGAGATCAGTCTTGCAGCTGAAGATGGAGTGAATCCGATCATTGGCAGCAAAATCTTTTTCGATGGTGTAAGCCACCAGATCATTGCTAACCAACCCTCAGTATTCCAAGGCCTAACAGTACTGAATTCCCTTCTGGTGCGAATGTGAAGAGTCAGTTCTCCGATCAGGTTCGAGCTTTCACGATCAAGTGCGGCATCGTGACAGATCAGGCTGTTCGTAAAATTGTCTTCGATCTTTTCGCAAGAGTGATTCGCAAGACTCCAGTTGACACTGGCATGTTGCGTGCAAATTGGCAGATTGGGATTGACTCCAGACCTAGCGGCACTCTCGCTAACACTGGTGGTAAGCAGGTCCCCGCAGTATCTGAGATCAAGGCTGGTGGTCATGTCTACGTAGTCAACAACCTGCCCTATGCTCCAACAGTCGAGCTGGGTCTTTATCGGAACTTCTTCAAGGTCCCGACAGCCAAGGTCACCGCAGAAGGCTTCAGCACTCAGGCACCTGCAGGTATGGCTAGGATCTCCGTTGCTGAAATCGTGGAGCACATGAACGCGATTCTGGGAGGGCTGAAATGAGCTACGTCCAGATCCAAGCTGCGCTTGAGAAGTTTCTGGAGACACTTCCAGACATGCCAAGTCTCCAGACCGAGAACCAGAACTACGATCCCGTTCATGACGCACCGTACCTGCGTTCCATCTTCCTCCCAGCAGAGCCTGTGGCTGCTGCATTAGGGACCGATGCGGCTAACCGATGTTTCGGATTATACCAGATCGCGATCCATTACCCTGCTGGGAAAGGTCGCGGTCCAGCCCTTGCAATTGCAGACCAGCTTGTTGCTCTATTCAAGCGTGGACTTATACTGACCGAGGATGGCTCCGAGGTAAAGATAGTCCGAGCATGGCCAGAATCCAGCAAGCAAGGTCACGAGTGGTTTATTCTCCCCGTAACGATTCGCTGGCAATCAGACCAGCCTAACTAAAGGAGGCCACCATGCCTTCCAATGCTCAGGGCTCCCGAGTTTCGCTGCTCTACGCGATCGAGTCCATCTTCGGCACTTCTCCCGCAGGACCTGGCGTCTACCGTCCTCTCCGCTCCACTGGCAACAGCATTGAACTCTCCAAGTCTACCTTCCAGTCCTCTGAGCTGCGCTCCGACCGTCAGATCGCAGACTTCCGCCACGGCGCAAAGCGAGTCGATGGTGACGTCGATGTGGAGCTCATGCCCTACGACTTCGATGCTCTCCTGGAAGCTGCCCTAGGCGGCACATGGACTGGCGTCGTCACCAGCACCGCGACCACGCTCCAGATCACCGCAGCCACTGGAACTATCACCAGGCCTTCGGGGTCTTTCATCACTGACGGATTCCTGGCTGGGATGATGATCAAGCTCGGCGGGTTCACCGCTCCAGGCAACAACAACTACTTCATCCTGAACGCGGTCAACGCGCTCACCATGACTGTGACCTCGTTCACTGGTATGGTGGACGAAGCAGCTTCTGCTGGCAGGACCTGCACCCAGGGCGACACGCTCAAGGCTGGTACTACACGGCGTGGCATCTCGATCGAAGTTGGCCACACCGACATCAGTCAGTATCGTCTTTACAAGGGCTGCGTCATCGACAAGTTCAGTGCCAGCCTTAAACCAGGAGCTCCTTGCACTGGCAAGCTCAGCTTCATCGGTTTGGACATGGTCCTCGGCGGTGCTTCCGTGGATGCTACCCCTCTCGCGAGCTTCGGTGGTTCTCCGTTCGACACCTTCAACGGCTCGATCAAGGAAGGTGGCAGCAACATCGCCATCATCACCGCGCTGGACTTCAGCCTGGACAACAACGCCAAGGCTGCGGAGACGCTCTTCGCTGCTACGGCTGCAGACGTGAACTTCGGCCGAAGCAACGTCACTGGTACGATCACCGCCTACCTCCAGGACGCTGCTCTTTACAACAAGTTCATCAACGAGACGCTCACCAGCATTGAGTTCACGATGGGTACCACTCGCACCCATAAGTACAAGATGAGTTCCGTCAAGTACGGCGCTGCGAAGGCTCCCACCCAGAACGAAGGTCCCATCACGATCCAGTTGCCGTTCCAGGCCATCTACAACTCCACGGACGCCAGCCAGGTCGTACTCACCCGAGCCTAGTCCCAGGCTCGATCCTCACAACAACTGCAAACGGAGGCTCCCAATGCAGAAAGCTCTTTTCGATCTCAAGTCCCTCATGCCGTCTCAGTCCTCGGAGATTGAGCTGCGCCATCCAGTTACCAAGGAAGGCCTGGGGATGTACGTCACTATCAGTGGCAAGGACTCCGAGTCTTGGCAGGCTGCTCAGCGCACTCGGATGAATTCCCGTCTGAACGAGGCCAAGAAGACCGGAGCCACCACTCCGACGGCCGAGCAGATCGAGGCTGAGAACATGACCATGCTGTGTCGTGCCATCCTCGGCTGGCGCTCGCTGGTCCTCGGCGGAGAGGAGTTGCTCTACACTCCTGACAACGTCCGTATGCTTCTCACGGACTATCCCTGGGTGAAGGACCAGATCGATGAGGAGATCAGCGATCGGGGAAATTTCATCAAGAGCTGAGGCTCCAGGAACTCACTGTAGAATATGCAGTCTCCTGGTTCAAACTCGAGGAAAGGGACAACAATGGCATCACTCAACGACAGCACTTGGAGCAAGCTCGCAAGTCTGGCATTGTTGTTCCTGACCTCGACGACGCTCCTCAGCTCCCCTACGCAACTCAGCACATATGGGGTTGGTTTGCAGAACTGCACTCATCTCGTACTGGTTCTGGGTTTGCTCCGAACCCGCTCACTTACGAGGCGATCTATGCGTGGTCTCAGCTCACCAAGAACTTCCCTACGCCATACGAAATCTCAGTAATAAAAGCAATCGATACTGCCTATCTCAGTACTTTCGTCAAGAAGAAGCAGGTGACCGATGCAAGACATAGCGACCCTGAGCATTGACGTAGACAGTACCCAAGTCCGCAAATCAACCGGGGACCTTGGTAGCTTGGCTGATTCAGCTAAAGCTACGGAGTCCTCGGTATTCTCATTGGAAAAGGCTTTCGTAGCTCTCGCTGCTGCTCTCGCTGCGGCAAAAATCGTCGATATGGCCAAGGATGCAACCCTCCTGGCTGCTCGATATGAAACCCTCGGAACCGTGATGACGGTGATGGGGAACAATGTTGGACTTACCTCTGGGCAGATGACTACCCTCCAGCTCGAGTTGGAGAAGACAGGTATCTCCTCGATCAAGGCTCGCGAATCGCTGAACATGCTCGCCGCTGCTCATGTCGGGATGGCTGACGCTGCTAAGCTGGCTCGTGTTGCTCAGGATGCGGCTGTCATTGCTGGGGTGAATTCCTCAGAAGCCTTTGAGACTCTCACCAAGTCTGTGCAAACTGGTATGGCAATCCAAGCTCACCACTTAGGCGTAATGGTGAACTACGAAAGTGCATACAAGAAGATGAAGGACACAGTTGGTGCCTATAATCGCGATCTAACCGATGCTGAGAGGACTCAAGCTCGGATGAACGAAGTGCTTTCTCAAGGCACAAAACTAGCAGGAGCCTATGAAGCGGCTATGGGTACGGCTGGCAAACAGTTGACATCTATGGTTCGCTATGTCGAAAATCTGGAGGTCTCCGTCGGCGGACTCTTCGGGCCTGCTTTCACCTCGGCGATCCAAGGTGCTACAGATAGCCTCAAGCGAGCTCAAGACGGCATGAAGGCGATGCAAGAATCTGGAGATGCGGCAATCCTAGGGTCCAAGATCAAGAGTGCTTTTGACGGAGCTGTCAGCTCTATTGTAGCAGTTACCAAATACCTCTACGACCATCGCGAGGCGATCCTAGCGATCGGTATCGCCTGGGCTAGCATTTCCATTGGGACTAAGGTCTTTGAGATGGTGACGGCGATCACCACCTGGATCGCAGCCCAGCGTGCTGCAGCAGCCGCGAGCATCCAGGCTAGGTTGGCTAAGGAAGCCGACGCGGTCATCAATGCCAAGAATGCCATATCACTTGTGACTCTGACAGCTGCTGAGGAAGGTGTCATCCGAGCAGAGATCGAGGCCACTGCTGCGATTCGAGCAAAGACAATGGCTGCGAATACAGGAACCGTGGCACTGGAGGCTATGACCGTTGCTGGAGACGCAGCAAAGGTGACCTTCTCGAGCTTCGCTGGGATCTTCTCTGTCATTGTCACCGTGGTTTCCATGGCTGCGATGGCTATGTTTGCTTTCAGGCAGTCTGCGACTAAGTCTGCCGACGATGCTATGAAAGCAGGTCAGGACTATAAGAAAGAGCTTGATGAACAACTTGAAGCTCAGAAACGCTTCTGGGAGCTGAAGTCCAAAGGCAAGAAAACAAGCGATGCCATCGCTGAGACTGTGGAATCTGTAGACCGGACACCTCAGATCGTAGCGCTTACGAAGGCCTACGGAGAACTCCAGTCACAACAGCTGAAAATCGCCGAAAGTCGTGAGGTCCTTGAAAAGAAGCGCCTTGATTTTCACTTAGGTAGTGGGCCTGAGATGGAGATCCGGGCCTACGATGAGTTAACGACCAAGATGGAGAAGGTCCTGAAGCTCCGCTCAGATATCGTAGAGAAGGCTAATCTTGCTCGTGGTGGAGCTCAGGGCATTGAAGCTCAGCGAATCGCTGACGCTGCGGTTAAAGGTGGAGAGACCCCGGAGGAAAAGGACAAGAGCATGTACGCCAGTGAACTGCTGCGTATCGAACTCGAGCTGGTCAAGGCTGGAAAGGAGAAGACCCTCCAGTCCAAGGCGGAGTCTGAGATCAATGCTCTAATCGTGGAGCAGAAGCAGAATGCCCTCCGCTGGGATAAAGAAGCCAAGAAGAAGGATGGTAAGCTCAATGCCGATCAAGCACAGGATCTCAAGGACAAGGATGAGGCTGCGAAGCTCGTTCGCCGCATCGAGATTGAGAAGGAACTCGCGGATGAAGTGACTGCGATTGACGCCAGTACTCAAGCGAAACTTCGCATGGCTGATCGCGAGACTTGGTCTGCCAAACTCAAGTTGTGGGATGAGTCCTTCCGCAAGATGAATGAGGACCGGAAGAAAGCTGGCCTCGCTGAGTTCGACTCCGCCAAGAAGGCCAGTTACATCCAGGACAATACTGTGCGGGAGATTCCTCAGGAGATCAGTCGCCTGAATACAGAGCTGCGTAAACTCGAAGAGGAAAAGGGCAGAGCTCTGACCTTCAAGGAGCAGATCGCCGCTCTCGATGAGCTGAGCGCGAAGATCGATGCCTCGCAAGCAGCCACAAAGAAGCTGAAAGACGAGCTCAAGAAGAAGGACGACAAGCAGGGAGACTTCTTTGGTGGTATGAAGGAAGGCATGGTGGAGCTTGGGAACTCCATGTCAGACCTGTTCACCGAAGGCAAGAAAATGGCTACTGACTTTGCGAACAAAGCGACTGATGCCCTGACTCGATTCGCAATGGGTGGTAAGAACGTATTCAAGGACTTGCTCAAGTACATCATGGAGGAGATCGTTCGATTCCTGATGGCCAAAGCAGTCACAATGTTCATCTCAGCCTTCATGGGAGGAGGCGGTAAGGCTGATACGGGGACTGGTATGATGCCCTACCAGGTGGGGACCCTCAGCGGCGCTGGAGGCTATACTGGCAAGTTGGCTTCTGGTGGTCCTGTATTCCCAGGCGGTAGCTACCTCGTAGGCGAGAATGGACCCGAGCGGTTCAACCCATCTACTCCTGGGTACATCATCCCGAACGATCAACTGTATGGAGGCGGGAACACCCAGAACCACGTCCAGGTCAGCGTCACCGTTCACAAGGATGGCACTACATCTACGAGTTCGAGTGATGACAACTCTATGGCAAACAAGATTGCTGGTGATGTTGTTGCGATTGTTGACCGAAGAATAAGTGAGCACATGCGTTCTGGCGGGAAGCTCAATCCCACGACGCGGAGGGCCTAATGACCGCCACAACTCTGACCATTGCGCCAAGCTACTCGACCAACTTGACCGAGACCCCAGATTTGTTTCGTGCGATAGATGGTGATGGCTACAAGAAGCGTCGAGCTAAGGGGCTCAACCCGATCCTCCAGTCTTGGGCGCTGGCCTACAGCGACCGCACAGACACACAAAGGGACACGATCCTCGCATTCTTTCGTGCGACCAAAGGAGTGGACTACTTTCTGTGGACTCCTCCGGGTGCGACCGAATTCCAGCGTAAGTTCCTGGCTGTCGATTGGAAGGACAACATCACGGATGCAGGTAGGCACAACATCTCCGTCACCATAGAGGAGACCCTCGGATGAGCACAATCAAGGGAACAATACCTTCCTCCGACTTAGCTCTGCTCGCGGGTTCGGGTCTGCTGATCTTCTGGGTCATCGACACAACGGCGATGGGCGGAAACGTAATGAGGCTCTATAACGGGAAGAATGAACTGGGCAATGACGTCGTCTGGCAAGGCAACACTTACAATGCCTTTCCTATCGCTGGGCAAGGGTTCGATTTCAAAGGTGACGGGCCTCAAGCTAGACCCAAACTTACTGTTGGAGACTTGGACGGATCCATTGGAGCTCTCGTCCGCCTCTTGGGTGGTATCGAAGGTGCTGTTGTGACGAGGAAGCGCACTTTCGTCAAGTATGTGGACGCTGTGAATTTTGCTGCTGGAAATGCCTCAGCGAACCCCACGATTGCTTTCGCCGACCAAATCTACCGAATCGAGCAGAAAGAACAGGAGGTCCCCGGACAGTTCCTGACCTTTACCCTTGCTAGTCCTCTGGATCGCGAGGGAGTCAAGGTTCCCAGGCGGCAGTTCCGACAGAACCTATGCGCTTGGGCTTACAAAGGCCCAGACTGTGGCTACGTCGGAGCTCTCGCTACCTGCGACAAGGGTCTGAACACAACGAACGGCTGTGCAGCGCACTTCGGAGCTACGGCTGTTCTGCCAGCTGGGCTCTTCCCTTCAGTGGGGTTGGTTGATGCTTAACGAACGCTTGCGGAAGGAGATCCGCGCACACGCTGAATTAACGAACAAGAAGGAGTGCTGTGGCCTCCTCGTTCGGGTCGGAGAAGATCTCCTTTACTATCCATGCGGGAATCTTGCTTTGCGAGACTCTGAGTTCATCATGGATCCCAAGGATGCGATGTTGGCGGAGGAAGCTGGAGAGATCGTCGCTGTTGTCCACAGTCACCCCTACACGCCACCGGAACCGACCCAGCCTGACCTGGTCTCTATGGAAGCTTCCGGACTTCCTTGGGTCATTGTGAATTGGCCTACTCTCGAGATCCGAGAACACACTCCGGTAGGCTACGTCGCTCCGCTCATCGGTCGCGTCTTCTCGCACCACATACTGGACTGCTTCACTCTCATTCGGGACTACTACAAGCAGACCCTCGATATCGATATGAAGGACTACGATCGCGAGGAGCGATGGTGGGAGCGCGGCCAGGACATCTACGTCCAGAACTACGAGGATGCTGGATTTGTGCGAGTTGACGAACCGCAGAAGCATGACGTCCTACTCATGCAGATCCACTCCCTAGTACCAAACCATGCAGCGATCTTCCTTGGGGACGGGACGATCCTCCAACATTTGCAAGGCAGACTCTCAGGAATCTATCCTTGGGGTGGTTATTGGCAGCGCAGCACCACACATGTACTACGCCACAGGAGTCGGCTATGAATGCGACAACGTTCGAAGGCTCATACATGATGTATGGAAGAAGCCTTCATAACCAGAAAACCAGAGTGTTGCTTTATGGACATCTGCGAAAGAAGTTTGGAAAGCTGCACGAGCTCTCCATCAGTAGCCCAGCAGAAGCTGTCAGAGCTTTGTCTCGCCGCTTCCCTGGGTTCTTCAAGGCGGTTCGCTTCCACCAACCTGGGTTCGCTGTGTTCATCGGCAGAGATAATATTGAGGAACGCTGCCTGACAATGTGCAACGGTGGTGAGGATATTAAGATCGTCCCACTGACTTCTGGTGCAGGCAACGCTAATTGGATGCAGGTCATTGTAGGTGCTGTCTTAATTGCAGCTGGTGTCGTGATCGGCTACACGACTGGCTGGTCTGGCGTTGGACTCACCGTAGCCAAGGGATTCATCACTGCTGGCGCAGCCATGATCATCGGTGGTGTTGCAAACATGCTCTTCGCTCCTTCACCTCCGGACGCTCCACAAGAATCCGACGGCCACAAACCCAGCTACTTGTTCAATGGGCCTGTGAACACCTATGCTCAGGGACACTGCGTACCTGTGCTTCTTGGTGGTCCGCTCCGCGTTGGAAGCTGTGTAATCTCTGCATCTCTTGTTGCGGAGGAGTGGAATGAGGGTGGCGGTTCTGATCCGAACGATAGCACGACTAGTGATTCTGGTATTGATGATGGTTTTGGTATTCACCGTTGGCGTGTGAAGACGACTTAGGAGCTGGGATGTTTCGGATCGCTGGTTCTGGTGGTGGTGGTGGCAAGAGTGGTGGTGGTGCTCAACACACGCCAGTCGAAGATCCCGATTCCCTTAACGTCAAGTCCAGAGCTCGTGTTCTAGAGGTTATCTCTGAGGGACCAATTCAGGGTCTCGTAGACGGACTAAAGTCTGTATATCTCGACGACACTGTTCTCCAGAATGGAGACGGAAGCTTCAATTTTAAAGACGTTACTCTTCTCTCGACGACCGGGACACCTACACAGGGCTACATCACAGGGTTCCCTTCCGCCGAGGCTGAGGTTGGGGTCGATCAGGAAGTTCGTCTAGATACACCAGTGATAAGGTCCTTTGCAGACTCGACGGTTGATGCGATCAGAGTGACGCTGAATTTCCCACAAATGGAAAAAGTCAATTCCAGCAATGGAGACATTCACGGGACGACCGTTCAGATGGCGATCGACGTCCAGGCTAATGGTGGCGGCTACCAGAACAAGGTTCTGGATACCATTACTGGGAAAGCGACCTCTGCTTACGAGCGTAGCTACCGCATTGAGCTTCCCAAACCTGGTCCTTGGGACATAAAGGTCCGACGAGTTACAGCGGACAATCACTCCGCGACGCTCATGAACCAATCGCGCTGGAAGTCCTACACCAAGATCACCGATAAGAAGCTCTCCTTTCCTAACTCTGCGATCATCGCTCTCCAGATGAATGCCGAGGTTTTCTCTTCCATCCCAACGCGTGGCTACGAAGCTTGTGGACTCATCTGTCGCGTGCCGACCTCTTACACAGCTCCTGTCTACAATCCAACGACAAAACTCTGGTCGGATCCCGTTAATACTGGAACCTGGGATGGATCTTTCAAGCTCAGTTGGACGAACAACCCCGCCTACTTGCTGATGGAGTTGCTCACCAATCCTCGCTGGGGAATGGGTGAGTATGTTAAGGACACTGACCTCGACAAGTGGGCTATTGAGGCTATTGGTAGATATTGCGACGGGATGGTTCCCGACGGCAAGGGTGGAACTGAGCCTCGTTTCAGGCTGGCGCTGTATCTGCAGACTCAGGAAGACGCTTACAAGGTGGTCCAGAACATCTGCTCAACCTTCCGTGCAATGAGTTTCTGGGGTGGGGACCGAATGTTCTTGGCCCAGGACTCACCTGCTACAAGCATTGCCGCTCTGTATACCAATGCAAATGTCCTCGACGGAGTCTTCACTTACTCCTCAGCGCCACTGTCTTCCAAGCACTCCGTCGCCACCGTGAGTTGGAACAACCCAGCAAACAACTACAAAACCGAGCGAGAGTACGTAGAGCGGAAGGCTTCAGTTGACCGCTACGGGATTCGGCAAACCGACATCGCTGCGATGGGGTGTATCTGGCAAGGACAGGCCCACCGTCAAGGGGATTGGGCTCTTTACAGCGAATGGGCAGAAGGGGAGACAGCCACCTGGCGGACGGACCTCGAAGGCCTTTGTGCGGGACCCTTCGAGGTGATTAACTTATGCGATACAAACCGTACCGGTTTGCGCATCGGTGGACGTATCGTAGCGGCGACAGCGACCCAAGTTACGATCGACTCGGCTGTAGCGATTGACTCCACCGAAAACCCTCTATTGTCCGTGATGCTTTCCGACGGGACGATCGCTACGAAGGGTATCACGAACGCCACAGGATCCTACACAGTCCTGAATTTAGCATCAGCTCTAACCTCAGTTCCGGTATCCGATAGTCCTTGGGCACTATCCACCGACTCACTCGTTCCGCTCACAATGCGAATTCTCAGCATAGTAGAGATAGATCCCAATACTTATGAGCACATTGCGGTTATCCATGACCCCAATAAATACAGTGCCGTTGAGCTTGGGATAGAGTTGGAATCCAAACCCACCTCACTGAACGATAGCAACCTAACACCTACCGCTCCGACTGCGCTTTTGGTCACCGAGAACTTGTACAATTCTGGCTTCGATCTGAAGACGAATATTCACGTCGAATGGACTGGAAGCCTAATTGACAAAACCTACTCCGTCGAATATCGCAAGGACTCCGGCAACTGGACTGTGCTTCCTGAGGTATCCGCTCATAGAGCAGACATCGCAGACGTAATACCTGGTAGCTTGTACGAAATCCGAGTCGCCGCTTTGAACTTATTGAAGAGATCCCCTTATAGCGCCGTCAGTTCATACATAGTGCTGGGCAAGACCATGCCTCCAGCCGACGTCACAGGTTTCACGATCGACTACAAGGCATTCGGTGTGACGCTGAAATGGAATCCCAACCCGGACCTAGACCTCGATGGTTACGAGATCAGGAATGGATCTGTATGGGACTCCGCCACGTTCCTGAACTACGGATCTTCGACGAGCTTCACGATTCCCCTCACCGCCAGTGGGTCTTCACAGTTCTTGATAAAGGCGAAGGACACCTCTGGGAACTACTCGATTACTGCAGCTTCGGCAAACGTCACCATCACACCAACTACACCAGCTACCTTGACGATGACGGTTTCTGCCATTAAGCCTTGAGGAGACCCTTGTGCCCTATCGCTTGCCCTACCAAGACGATTCCTCTGTATTGCAGAACAATAGCGGGACTCCTCGGGTCGTGAACCCGAAGTGGCTCACGTTCAACTGGACACACAACGACACGAATCCCGCTGGCTCACTCAAGAGTTTCAGGCTGGTGGTCTACAAGGGAACCGATCCGAACCTGTCCTCGAACTATATCGTCGAGCCCATTATGATCCCCGCCACCGAGACCTCGGCTGTGGTCCCTGTTTTGGTCGCGGATCAGGTCACGGTCTTTGGCGCGATTCAGGCAGTATATGTCAACGGCAACGAGTCCTCTTGGCGCACCATCAGCGGGACAATCGTGGTCGATCCCGATACGGTCTCCCTCAAGGACGCAGCAGGGGTCACGGCGATCCAGGCCAGTGTGAACGACATTGTCTCGGACGATGTGCTGGACACCAGCGAGAAGGCTCATTTTAACCTCGTATACACGACGGTCACACAGGAACAGACCAGCGTGGACGCTCAGGCCACGAACTTCAGTGGCATAGTTGCCGTCACCACGGCCAAGACCTCCTACGATAACGCCGTCACAAATCTGACCGCATATGTCAACGCTCTGAGCCCTGCATTCACGGACTTCACCTTGAACACACCACTCGGGGTCGGTGGTGGTGCCACAATGCGAACCAAGTTCGCCCTCGTGTTCAGCACCCGAGAGGCTCTGCTCAAAGCAGTTGCTGACGCCCAGAAAGCTCTGGCGGATGCGGCTCAGAGTGGTGTCATCGTCCCAAATCCAAACTTCGATCAGGACATGAACTCCACTTGGCCCAACATGACGCAGATAGCTGCGGCTTCAGCTCCCGCAGGGTGCCCAACGCCGTTCTGTGGTCGAGCGCAAGCGCGGGATCAAATTGCCGGGCCTCGATTCCCTGTTACACCTGGGGCGCAAATTTATTACGAAGCATGGATTGACACGACACAAACCACCCATACGGCATCATTTGGTCTGTATTTCCGAGATGCCGCTAACAATCTTTTCATGGGAGTCTATGGCGCAACCGCACCCGCTGGGTCAGCGTGGGCGAAGCGAAGTGCAACTTTAACGGTCCCGGCGGGAGCGGTGTCGGCTCATTGCTTCTGCCAGATAGAAGCAACCTCGTCCTTCGGTAGCGCCTACTTCACCGGACTACGGGTGAGTGAGGGCATCCCAGCGCAGACCGGCGTCAACACGATCAATGATCCCGACACCCTGACCACGGGCGAGAAGCCGCAGATCATCCTGGACTACAACGCGGTCACGGGTGAGAACGCGGACCTCGTGAACAAGGCTGGAACCTATGGCGTGAGCCATGGGACCTATGACACGGCCTATTCCGCGCTGCTGTCCTACCTGTCCACGCTCACCAGCCCCACAGCCTGGAACTCCCTGAGTGGCACCACGGCGCTCGGAACTGGCAATCGCGTGGCCCTTTGGAACCCGAAGTGGACCGCCGTGAAGAACGCCGCCGCCGATCTGCGGAACGCCATCGCGGTGGGCACGGCGCAGAACGCGATCAGCACGGCGGCGACGGATGCCACGAACAAGGCCAATGCCGCGCAACTCGCTTCCCAGCCGCATCAGGTGGCATGGGCCTATGCGTCGAAGCCTGCGCTGCCAGATCCTGCTTACCCAGCTGGTTACTACGCGATCACCACGGACGCTCGCACAGTGCAGGTAAGCGCGGCTGGCACGGCGTGGACGGACGTGCTGGTGGCGACAACAGGGCTCTTCGGGCAGTTGTTTGCGAACCAGCTAACGGTCGCTAACTTCGACAATCTGATTCCCAACCCTAACAGCGATCAGGCCCCTCCTGCGGGTGGATGGCCACCCGGATCTTTTGAGAGTGCTGGTTTATTGGTAAATCCCTCATATGCACACACTGGGAATAGTTGCCGGGTTGTCAGTGATTACACCGGCAACACGGTTACAAAAGGAATCCAAGTAACTCCAGTTATTCCTTGTGCAGTGGGTGACCAGTTCCTCGGTCAGTTCTGGGCGTTTTCCGGTTCAGCAACGGGCGCAGCAGGTCTCTATATTTCATGGCGCAACGCTTCATATTCGGAGGTTGCTTCAACTTTCTTAACGACGCCCCTTACGGGGGTCTATGCGAAGAGTAGTTTTATCGCCCAGGCTCCATCCGGGCTCGGTGTTATCGGTTTCTCGGTCTCTATAGCAGGCTACAGCATTCGTAACCAAGACGTGTTCTTTGACGATCTATATTTCCGACGAATGGCGGATGCAAACCTCATCGTGGACGGCACGCTCCAGGCTCTCGTGGCGCGGGTGCCGTTGCTCTACTCGCTGGACATGCGGAGCGGTTCGGACGCGAGCGGATACCAGGCGGGAACGGCCAACTCGGCACCCATTGGGTACAGGATCAGCGCGGGTGGTTTTACTTCGACCGCAATCGGTGGCACAACATTCACCGCGCAGGTAGAGCTTGGCTATGGCGTCAATTTTGGGGGTTATCAAGTTGGACCACTAACTGCTCGTGCCATGAGCGCCATTGGTGACAACGGCCAAACAGGAACCTCGTTCCGGTGCTGGTATCGCGGGAGCAACGACCCTGGCACCCTTCAGGGGGCTCCGAATATCGCGCGCTTCTATGTTCAATCGGCATGGCAGAATACGAGTACTGGCCGCTTCATGCTGAATTTCTTTCTTCGCCCAGCCGCCTATACAGACAACTTTGATGGGATGCGTTACGCCAAGATTGAGTTCTGGCGAGGGAATACATCATCAGCCACAAAGATAATGACCAGCTATTGCAACCTTCCAGATCGCCTTTACTACAGCACTACAGATAGCGACCCAGGCAATGCTTCAGCAGCAAGCGTATACTTTGAAAATGACACAACCTCCGGAATCCTTTCTGGGAATGACCCAAGATTCTTCTTATTCATAACTATCTACAATGCTGCGGGACCATCTGCTTCGGCCTGGTTCGTTCCCCCATCAGCATTAGAAACGGATTGGACTCAGCAAACTTCTTCACCATTCTCTGGTGGTTCGTCTGGTGGTGGGGGTGGGGGTGGAATCAATGGCGGTGGCACTTGCCCAGCTCCCGACGTGCCTTTGCTCATGGCCGACGGCACCGAGAAGCCAGCTGGACAGATCCGCGTCGGCGACCGTGTCGTAGCCTGGGATGAGGCGGCTGGGTGCGAGTGCATAGAGGAAGTCACCTTCGTTGAGCGCGGTGAGAATACGGTCGCCAGACTCTATCTGGACAATGGGCAGGATGGTCGCTTCGCTATGAATCACCGGTTCCTCACCCACCACGGCGAATGGACCGAACTTCAGCACTTGCACGCTGGCGAAAAATTGCATGGCGCATCCGTTGTCTGCGTCCAGCCGCTCGGCTTCGCAGAAGTAGTGAAGATCACCGTCAACCGCGTCCACACCTACATCACGCTCGGCGTGGTATCTCACAATGTGAAGGCCCTCATCACCTAATAGGAGCCACCATGGCCGACACCCTTCAAACCCTCGCCCTTCTCAACGGAAAGGAGGCCGCGCTCATCCAGGCCAAGAACCTGGTGGATCAGTGCGCCGCTTCCATCGCGCAGCTCCAGGCGGCCAATTACGCGGAGAAAGCGCCCATCGTCGCATCTCTCCAGGGCGTGCCCACCATCGGCATCAAGTCTCAACTCACCGTTGAGGCTGAAGCTGAGCGGTTGGTGGGCATCAGCGCCATGATCGACGCGATCAAGGCCAACCCAGCAATTGACCCCACGGCTACCCAGGCGGCCTGGGTCGCGGCAGTCGCGGCCTTCACCACGAACACCCCCATCGAGAACCCCGTGGGAGTGGTCACGGCCATCATGCGGATCATCAATGCGCCGGACTGGGCATCGTTCACGGCCATCATCTTGGCCGGGGCCAAGGCTGATCTTATCGCGGCGGTGTCGTGATGGAACTCCTCCTCATCAGGAACCCCACCGAGCAAGGTACCACGCTTGGCAAGCTAACCGTAGATGGCGCTTTTGAATGCTTCACGCTTGAGGACGAAGTTCGCGTGGACAATCCCGCTACGCCCCAGAACGAAGGAGCCAAGGTCTACGGGAAAACCGCAATCCCAGCAGGCCGCTACAAGATCACCATCACTTTCAGTCCGAAGTTCCAGAAGGAAATGTTGCTGGTTAACGAGGTCCCTGGGTTTACCGGCATCCGCATCCACTCAGGTAATGACGCGGAGGACACACTCGGCTGTATTCTTGTGGGCCAAGTAACTGACTCTGACACGCGAATCCACGGTGGCTCTATCGCTCTCCCGGCTCTATTCAAGAAAGTCTCTGCTATCCTCAACAAAGGCGAAGAAGTCTGGCTGACAATCAGGAACGGCTAGCATAGCAAAAGGAGAAGAAGTGAAACCCGACCAGATACCTAAACCTAGCGGAAGTAACAAGGTCTCGATGGAGTCCGCGCACAATCCCACCAGACCAGATTCGTGCCAGTACTACGAGCGAAGGAAGACAATCTCCCAGTCCAAGCTCCGTCCTTATATCGACATCGCCAAGATCATGGTGTTGATCGCTATGGCCCACCTCATCCTCAAATTGGTAGCGAACTTTGGCGAAGTAATCAAGGAAGTCAAACGCCAGACTGACGTTATCATTGATATCCATGATCATATCCATAACAACGATAAATCAACCAACGGGAAATGACATGGAATCTGTCTTGACCTTCCTCGGGAACCCTACCGTCAATACGCTTATACTCGCTATAGCGGTTTACTTTCTTAAAGACTTCGCTCTTGCTGTCAAAGATCTTAAGAAGGAGATCGAGATGCATAAGCTCCAAGTGGCTCGTGAATACGCCACCAAAGAGGAGGTCTCTGAGACTATCGAACGACACGAGAAGCTTCTCCACCACAACCAAATTTAGCCAAGGAGGCTAGCATGAATCTCACGGATATCACTGGTATTGGCTCTGTAGCTGATCTAATCAAGGGAACCATCGACAAGATCTGGCCTGACAAGACTCAGGCCGAGAAGGATCAGATGGCTGCTGCAATGGCTATTCTCCAAGGCCAGATTGCAATGAATCAAGGGCAACTGGACATCAACAAGGCCGAAGCTGCTAACCCCAACTTCTTTATCAGCGGTTGGCGTCCGTTTGTAGGTTGGGTGTGCGGTTCCGCCTGTGCCTGGAACTGGGTTGGTCTTCCCATCTGCAATTTCCTGGCGGCTGCTTTCCACAAAGAACTGAAAGTCAGTCCAGCCGATCTGACTCAGATGCTGCCACTCCTCCTAGGCATGCTGGGTATGGGTGCCCTACGGACCTATGAAAAGTCCAAGGGGGTCGCCGCCAGCTGACCAACCTCCGAGGGGTCCATCCCTAACGCAAAAGCGCCCCGTAATGGGGCGCTTTGACGTGCTGACGATGTGGAAGGGGTCCAGGTGAGGGAACCCTGCGGCTGAGGGTCCCGGAGGCCTTCTTGGGCCAATTCCGACCAAAATAAATATGATTCAGTTCCGTGCTCTCGGGATCATAGACTCCCTGATCTTCTCGCGTTCAGCCTTCCTGCGGATTGTGAGGTAGGCTTTCTTCCCCTCAGGAGTGATCTCCCACGATCCGAACTGGTCGCGACGGCACCATCCCAGTTGCTCGAGTTCGTCGAGCGATTTGTCTGTGGTTCCAGTCCCTGGTACGATCGAGATGGTCATTGACATTTTTTACTCCTGAAAGGAGGCTTGTCGTGGCTGTCTCGGGGTGAGGCAGGCGATTGCACGGCAGGCGATGGGTTGGCTAAGATGTAGAAGAAACAGGATAGTAGAGATAGAAACAAGATCCAGCTGATGGTCAGGCTAAGGTAGTAGAGCCTCAGTGTGACTTGATTGTGGGTAGCCATTAGGACCTCAGCAGGTTTAAGATCAAGTTTCGGTCTGCTTTGGGGTTATAGGTCGTGAAGATTGCCTTCCCCGGTAGAATGCCTTGTTGGCAATTCCGGAGTTCTCTGGCATTGATTCCATCAAAAACGTAAAGTGCTTGGTCGGTGCGGAGGAAGATAAATGCTCGAGCTCCAGTCCTGGCCTCCCTGACTAGCCAGTTGACCTGGGCTGGTCGGAGCTTCTTCAAACCCTTGCTGACGTCGGGGTGCATAATCGAGGGAGCATACTTATCCTCGATCCAGCCAGTCAGACCCTTCGCGTTGTAGTAGATGTCCGGGACTCCAGGAGAACTAGCCCTGGATTCGATCCTCGTGAATTCCACGTCCGGGGTCAGCAAATCCATAATGTAGGTGTTTGCTCTAGCCTCACTCATCTTCGGGCTCCACTCGGTGAACCCTCTCGTGTAGTGAGGATCTGGGGTTGCACTTGCAGTCGAAGTACAGGACTTCCTCTTTGTCGATGTGAGTTCCAGAGCCTAAGATGACCAGAGGCCTGGAGCACCTGCTACAGAGCGGGTGTTCCATGTTGAAAGGCCAGACTCCTTGTATGATTGTGCCTGGGAGTAGGTTCTGACCCTCGTACTTAATGAGAGGTTGAGGCCCTGTCATTTGGAGAACCTCTTGGTTAATACGAAGGTATCGACCATCAGAGCAGCCTCAGCCTCCTTCGCTGTGGCGTATGGGCCATACCACTCCCAAGGTTTGGCAGGTGCGACGAGGTCTGGGAAGATCCAATATTCAATCTTCGCAAGAGCCTTCCTGCCTCGTACACGCTTTTGGATGCGGCCATGTAGCTGGGACTCAAAGTCGTTGGGACCTATTTGCTTGAAGTCGTTGGCCATGGCCAAACTCCGCTGATGATCAGGTAGGTTAGGTGGGTGAACTTGTAGCGTTTCATTGGCTCTCCATGAAGAAGGACTTGGGGTCCTGGTTGATGATGTCGGCTATTGACTTCTTCTTCTGCAGACTGGTAATGATCTTGCGGTCGTTTGTTTTGATCGCTTCCAGGTCGGTGATCGTCAGGTGATCCTGCATTCCGATTCGGTGAGCGCGATCCTCGGCCTGGAGCCTCTTCAGCAGGGAGTAGTCATTGCTGTAGAAGATCTCTTCGGAAGCTGCGGTCAAAGTTAAGCCTGTACCTGCTGTAGAAGGGTTCCCGATGAACCACTGGATTCGCTTGTCGTTCTGAAAGCGATCTACAGCCTCGGCTCGCATGTCATCGCTGATGCCACCGTAGTAAGCGACCGCCTTTGCGCCGAGTCGCTCCCGCAACATCATCAGGTCTGCTCGGAACCTAGACCAGATGATGACCTTCCCGCTAGCGACTTCGAGATTTTCGAGTAGAGCCTCCAGACGAGGATTACGTTCTGAGATGGGAGTGAGCCTACCCTTGTCGTCGTCCCCAGGGAACCAGTTGCAAGCGATCTGCTGGAGCCTCATCAGCCTTGTGACTGCGAGGTCGGCTGTCAGCTCGCGGTCCCCTAGCATAGTGAAGAACTCGCGGTTCAGCTCGTCGTAGAGCTTCCTCTGAGCTGGGGTGAGCTCGAAGGGATAGCGCTTGTAGACCTTCTCAGGCAGATCGAGGCAGTCCTTCTTGAGATTGCGGGAGGAGTAACCGTCCACCTTCTTAATGAGCTTCTCGACGTTCTTGAAACCAACGACCTGCTTGCGTTCGAACCCTCCCATGATGCAGAACTCGTTGCGGAATCCAGTGAGGGTATCGTGTCCAATGATGTTGGGATCCAGAAACCGGAACTGGGAGTAGTAGTCCTCTGGACCTTTCTCGATCGGGGTTCCTGACATGATTCGCCGATACAGAGCGTGCGAGCCCACTTTCCAGAGGAAACGGGTGCGCTTGGCCTTGGAGCCTTTGATCCAGTGGCTCTCATCCACTACCATCATAGTCTTGCGGCTCTTGACGAGGAAATGGATGAAGTCCTGAGCTCGCTCGGAGGTGAAGCCGTCTACGTTGAAGGTAGCAATCAAAAGCTTATCTTTGGGCCACTTGGTCAGTTCCTCGGCCAATTCCTTGAACTTCTTCTCCGATAGCGAGGAGGAATAGTAGCGAGCTATGTATTCTTTGGGTCCTAGGGGAAGGTGCGCAGGGATCTCGTTGTCTACCCAGTTCCGATGGACTCCATTTGGAGCAACGACGACCAATGCGTCGATCTTGTGCTTACGGAATAAATATGCCGCCGAATCCAGAGCGACCTTAGTCTTGCCGCATCCTTGCTCATCGAGCAACCCCCAAACCACCTTATCGCGAGACAAGAGAAAGACTCGCCTTTGGTGGATACGAGGCTCGGTCTTGTAGACGAAGTCGTCAGTGAGAGAGAGGAGATTGATGCCTTCCCTCTTCGCAGCTGAATTCTCAGCAGCCTCGGCACTCTTCTTCGAGTAAGCATCTCGGATCTCCTGGGCTGCAGAATCCCAGAAAGCATCTGGGAATGTCTCTGATAGGAACTCGACGTTCGCAGAGCTAGGATTGGCGAAGAGGACACGACCTTCCCACTTCTTGCGTCCGGGGATCGCGGTCAGAAGGGCATAGGTGTCACCCCTAAGATCAGCAGTAACCTTGAGGTTCTTGCCATGAACAGTGATTTCCATTCTGATTTTCTCCTTCCAGGGAGTCTTACCATTATGTCCGGAAAGACTGAGTTTGGGTGGGAATGGTAGACCCATGATCGTCACAGGCCCACCACCCAAATGGTCTAAGATTTAGTCCTGGAGATGATCTGAGAGGTTATGTCCATCAACGCGAGAAGCTGGAGAATGTCCTCCGCGCTAGGCTGGGTATTCTTCCGTAGCTCCTCGATCATGATGCGACAGAAGCAGAGCTTCATCCCCTCACCCATGTTAGTTAGAGCTTCGGCGAGTGTTCCAACGGTGTCAACTTCTGCAATCGTCTCGAGGTCCACGAAGGTATCGAAGTTCGTGACGATGGTCTTGTGCTTGTGGGGCATGAGTTTGCCCTCGAAGAAGGTGATGGTGAGCAGCTTGCGTCCAATCTCCATCTGGGTCGGGTCGCCTTCAGGTGCGACGAAGATAGGCTTTCCGTCAATGACGGCGACGCAAGGGGGAGGGAGGAGTTTTGCCATTGTAGGCTCCTAGAGAGTTACTTTGTGGGTTTTGCTTGCGGTGGGGTAGGTGACGAACATAGATGCACCTACACGATGTCAATGAGTTCGCGCTTAGCGCGGGTGGCAGCGACGTAGAGTAGATTGTTCTCCTGCTCGATCTGCCAAGGCTTCCTGGCCCACTTTGAGGGCATGTAGAGCTCGCGGTTCAAGATGTAGACTCGATCCCACTCACGCCCCTTGGATTTGTGGACGGTAGAAAGCAAGACCCCACGAGGCTTCTCGCCATCCTTGGTGTCGCCGAATAGAGCGTTGATGAAGTCGTAGAGAGACTCAACCTTGTTGTGACCCTCCTCCGTCTGCTTGTCGATGAGGACGCGCAGCGTAGCGACCTTGTCTTCCACAGCAGCTACCATCTCCTCGCGACCCTTGGCGAGCCACTTGGTAGTCTCTGCGGCCTGGTAGGACTCCAGCTTCTTGACTAGCGCAGGCAGGGTCTTGACCTTCCAGCGTTTCGCGAGCTTCACGAGGCCTTGGCCGATCTCCTTTCCCTCGACAAAGCAAGGGATTCCCTTGCGAAGAAGGGTGTAGGCGAACTCGACGAGAGGCTTGGTATTGCGGCAGAGTACAGCATCTCCGATCGTTAGACCTTCAGCCCACAGATCGGTGAAGTGCGGAGGGAAGAGCCCAGGCTCGAAGTTCGTGCTTACGAAGCGGTGTAGGCCGTCTGGCGCTTCAGGAAGGGCGATCAGATCTGGTACCCACTGGTTGGCGAACTTGACCACAGCCTTAGGGCAGCGATACGTTTCGTTCAAGGGGAGGATCTGGGACCCGAGCTGACGACGCAGTAGTTCCATAGCATCAGAGTCGGCTCCGGTGAACCCGTAGATCGCCTGGGCTGGATCTCCGACAGCTACGAGACGCCCAGTAACAGGCTTCAGCATGGCCAGAGCCAAGGCACGGCGAGCTGCGTTCGTGTCCTGAGCCTCGTCGATCAGGACCCAGTCCTTAGGCCAGATCTTGGCCTTGTGGACAAGGGGAGCAAGGATCATGTCGTCGAAGTCGATGACCTCCCTGTCCTGAGCGATGCTGCGCTTGAGAATGCAAATGCAGAGGCTGATAGCCTCGCTGAGCGCGGAGGTTTCCTCGACACCCTCGTCGGCCAAATCGTCAGCAAGACCGAAGTGGTCGACCATGTCCTCCCAGGCTCGCCGGTCGTCCATCGGGGTGATAAGCCCAAATGCTGACTGCTTCGCGAGGCTGACAGCCTTGCAGACGAAATTCTTGTAGAGCTCGCAAGCTGATGCCTTTGCTCGAAGCTTGGTGGCTAGCTGAATTGTCTCGGACTGGAGAGCTTTGGTCTCGCACTCGTCTCGTAGAGCAACCACGAGGTTCTCGATCTTCTTGCCGTTGATCTGGACGTCCTTGGCGACACGCTTCCAGGCGCTGTAACCCGCGCTGTGCATCGTTCCGGCTGAGGCCTTCTTCCAGTCGATCCCTTCCTTCTTCAGCTTCTCCTGTAGTTCTGTGGCGATCGCTTTGTTGTAGGCACCCAGGAAAACCTCTCCTTTGTTGGCTGCGACGATGGCCTTGACCAGCGCCATGAGAGTGAAGGTCTTCCCGCATCCAGCTCGGGCAACCAGGTTTAGCGAGCCTTTCTGGTCGAGCGCCCAATTGATGACGGCCTGCTGCTTATCGCTGAGTTTAATGCTAGACATGATGTTTCCCTTTCTCGGGAGGAGGGGAGCCTAGTTGCCCAGGCTCCCCGTTGTTATGGTTTACTACTTCTTGCCAGTCCTCTTGGCGATCCTCTCTTCCAAAGCATCGGATGCGGCTTGTGCCTTGGCGGTCTGCTTTGGCACCTGGTAGGCTTTCTTGGCCTCCGGGTTCTTTTGGGCAGGGGTGGGTGCCTCAGGTTCTTCCGGAGCCACCTTGGTGCCTTTCTTGCTAACCGGGGAGGTTTTCTGGACACTGGGTGAGAGGTCGAGGTCCAGGATCGCCTCCTCCTCGGAGCTGATCTTACCCTTGTCTTCCGGGAGAGGATCAGCGATGGCAAAGTCTTTGACGGACTTGAGCTGCTTGGTTGCGGAAGGAGCGTCAGAGAGGATCTCTTTTCCACCAGGAGCCACGAGCTTGACCCAACCGCGCTCGAAGTCCCAGTGCAGATCCTGGTAGCGACCGCCAGCCAAGATGTATTCCTCGTAGGTCATGCCATCCTTCAAGATTTCCCAGGAGGTATAACCGACAGCAGTGTCGCGCCTCGGGTTGGCCGAGATGAGCTTGAAGATAGTGTGGCCGAGGAACATCTTCTTGCCACCACCAATTTTGGAGGTGACAGGCTCAGCCTTGGTGACCTTCCCCGACTTCCGGAGTTCGACCCAGCCGCGATCCAGATCCCACTTGAGGTCCTGGGTCCTACCTCCCTTGGTGATGTAGTCCTCGAAGAGCATGCCGTCAGTGATCTTGTTCCAGGACTCGAACCCTCCGGTGCCGGGACGGCGAGGGTTCTCGCCGAGGAGCCGATGGATCGTGTGGCCTTCGAAGGCGAGGCGACGTCCAGGAGCGCCAGCAACCTTGATCCCCTTTACCGCCTCGATCTCAGCGGCAGCACCCTTATTGGTCAGCGTGATGTAGAAGTACGGTCCGTCACCAGTACTATCGTCTTCCATCTTGATCATGTCGTTCTGGGCGAGGCGAGTGCAGACCCGGACTGCCTGTTTTGTGGGGATCCGGAGTGCCTTGGCTACGGCGTCACTGGAGGTCTGAGCATCGTCGCCGTTCTTGGCGATGTCTTCCTTGATGAACTGGAAGGCGCGAGCCACGATGGCCTCATCATCGTTCTTTTCGTCGCTTTGGGTCACAGGAGCCTCGTGGACTTCCTCGGTAGGAGGCGGGGTCGCCTTGGACTTCTCCTTGGTGCTCTTGGTCTCGCTGGGTGCCACGGTGGCCTTTGTGACGACCGGGGTCTCCTCCGCCTTGGGCAGCGGCATTGGGCGAGTCTTGCCAGATTCGATCCGAGCCTTCTGCTCGGCATCCTTCCGATTGTTCTCCTGCATCTTCTTCAACTCACCCTTGGTGATGAACGCAGGCTCTTCGAGGTTCTCTCCGCGACCGCATTCCTTCGCTAGCTTGTGGAAGGTGGAGTAGGTCCAGTCGTGCTCTCGGCCGAAGTCCACGATGGACTGCTCAGCCAGTTCGCGGGTCTTGAACTTCTTCACTGTTTCCTTGGGGTTGCAGGTGTTCCAGATCTTCACCAGGCCGTCGTCGCTGACCTTGGTCACAGCCCAGGGGAGCGTCTGCGTCGGGAAGGGCACTAGGTTTGCGTTCGGAACGATAGGAGCAGGCTGGAGAATACTCTCAGGCTCGGGGTTCGGGACTGGCTTCGTGTGGCAGTCCTTGCAGACCGGGACCTCGTAGTCTGTGTTGCTGGGGTTGCAGGAGAGAATGTAGAGCTCTTTGCCATCCACTCGGTTCTTGCTAACCTTCTGTCGGATCTCCTCGATCGGAGCTTTCACCAGGATGGTATCGTGAGCCATGGGCTGTGAACAGCGAGTGCAGAGTACGATGTTGAAGAGCAGGAAGTTGTTGTTGTCGTCGAGCTTCGTGAAGTTGCTCTTGGTTCCTCTCTTCACGGAAGCGATCTTGGTGAACTCAACGGTCTTGTCTGATTTTGCTTTGATGGCCATCTTGGGCCTCCTTGTGGTGGGTGGGAATGGGTCTAGCGGTTGATGAAGAGGTCTGTGACTGCTCCGACCGCGTCGGGCAGGCCTTGCAGGATTCCGAACAGTATGGCGGCGAAGACTGCGCCGAGTAGAACCTTGTCTCGCTTTCTCACTTGGGGACCTCCTCATTCATCTTGTCATACCAATCCAGTTCAAAACTGAGAGTGCGAAGTTCGTTGCGAAGAGCCTTGGCGTAGTGTGCCGAAGCGACGGTGGTGAAAGAATCACTGGTGCAGTCTGTCTCGATCCACATGAAATTATCACCTTCGAGCAGAGACTTGCGAAGCATCTCGACTACACTTCGCAGAGCCTCGATGCCGTTGATGTTTTTCTCGTAGTGCTTGTTAAAGCAGCTTGCTAGAGCCTTGAAAGCGTCAGCCTTCATGAGATCTTCTCCCCTCCACCGGAGAGCTTCGTAGCCGGATCCTGAGACCATCCTAGCCACGAACCCGTCTTGGAGACTCTTAGCTTCGTCTGTGTAGTAGTTCACCTTCTTGGCCACACCTTTCAGTATGGAATTCATGCTCTCCTTGCGTTGGCAGGTAGGACAGAGCTTGCGTTCCTGCCAAACCCCGCAGTGTCCGCAGGACTGGTTGGTCGGTGCCGTAGGATTCTTTGCTCGCTTGATGGCCATGATGTAATTCCTTTCTGGGTTTGTTGGTTAGAAACAACGGTAGGTGAGAGCTTGAGTCACTTTATTGAGGAGGTAGTCTGGGACTCCACTTGCGAAGCAGAGGTCCTCGATCGTATCAATGATGCATTCCCGGGCCTTCTCGTAGGGTAGGTCGGCTACGTCACAGTCGTTAGCGCGAGCTTGGGCATCGCCTAGAAGCTTGTTGACCCAGGACTCGGTCTCGTCAGAGGGTTGGCAGATCGGACAAGGGGCTGCTTTTGGGCATTCGTGGTCGAGTGGCATCTTGGCTCCTACATGCAAGAGGGATAGAGGAAGACGAGCTTTGCGAGTTTCACCTTCTGGTTGTGGGTCAAGGCTCGGAACTCCTTGAGCTCATCCTCGGGAGCATCTCCGTACTCTTCGATGCGATCGCAATCCAGGACAGCTTCGATTGTTTCTATCCTTGACATCTTGCCACAATTGGCATTTAGGCAGTCCATTCCGATCGCGTTCCAGGTCTGTTCGAGAGCGCGACGCATCCCAGGGGTGAGTGTGTAGATCTTGGTAGCCATTCTAGGCTCCTTTCTGAGTTGTGGTGGTGGAGAGCATTGCCAATGCTGTTTCTGTTGCGTCCTGCTTGTCCGTTGTGTAGTATTCCCCAGGTTTGTAGCCGTCGAGCCGGACTGTGTACTCGCTCCAGTCTCGGTCCCAGTAGATCTTGACGGTGTGTCCAGCTTCAGACTTCTCGTAGATCTTGCGCTTGGTGCCCATTAGCGTGCCATCCTCATGAAAGCGGACTCGACTTCGTAGGGGATCCGGGACTTGTGCTCGATGTAGTTGTCGTAGAGGTGAAGGACGTACTGGCTGTTGACTTGTCCGTGGTAGATCTGGTCTGTTCTCTCTCCTAGGTAGGTGCAGACCCCAACTTCACCAGGACGAGGTAGGCACTTGGTGATCCCTCGTGACATGTCCCACATGATGATTCCGGATTCAGACTCGGTCTCGAACTCGGCGAACTTGATCTGCTGGCCATTCGCAGCGTAGTGTCGGCCAGTATTGAACTCCCGGACTTCCCCGAAGGTGACGGCCATTAGCGCACCGCCTTTCGCGCTACTGCGTAGCTCGTGGCTTGGACGGTGACAAACTCCTGGGCAGCCACCGAGAACACGAGGTAGGTGTAGAGGACGACGGTCTTGATCTTCATTGTGAACTCCTTGTGCCTTTGTCGGCACGGTGTGGGTTTGTGGCCTGAATCGTCAGTGCTGGTCGGCCAGGATCCAGCATACAGGACCCGAAGGTCCTGTTTCATCTTGTCAACCCCATATGTAGATGGTCGTGGTTGTTTGATTGTATTATCGCTATTGGGATTTTCCCTATGACCTGATTGCAATTCCATGACACCCGGGAGCCCTGTGCTATTGTCTAAGATCATTGGCGGAAGGTCGTGCTGGTTGGTTGCCCATTCCCGTGCTGCAGGCTTTCCCCACTTCCCCTTGGGGAACCCCAGTGTGATCTCATTTTGATTGGAAAACCTCATAAAAAACCGTAAGTATGTTACGAGTTATAATGCAATCAAGCCAGGCGCTCAAATAAAAAATAAGGCTCGACAAATGAGGAAGGGCCTGCGTCTGCAGACCCCTCTCATGTGTATGCACGGTCCTCCTAGTCGGCAAGAGGCTCCAAGATCGCCTTGATCCACGACTTACGGCAACCCTCGCCAGTCCTGTGAATCTTCCAACCATCCTTAGCATCCTTCTGAGCTTCGATGACGACGCAACCCAGAGGGCGAGTTGTGTCGAGCAAGATGTGGTTGATATCCTTGCGTACGCTTTCGAAGCGGAGCTGGGTCAGAACGTTGTCAGGACTGACGTACTTGGACGTCTTCTCGCCTGTGATCTTGCGCACTGTCAGTGAAAGTTTGTCTTCGGACATGGTTCTTCTCCATTGATGGTGAGGCGGGAAATGCGGATGGTCTTGAAACCTGAAATCGAATCCTTGGCACCTGGCAGGGCGTTCTAGAGGCCCATCTGGGGAAACCTAGGCGAGGGTGGCGGGTGGTTGCTCGGGGAGGCCTTCTAGGGCCAAAAGCGGCTCAAGGATCGTCACCCTCGCCATTACTACATTCCAACGCTAGCCCTCGTCAGCCCTGGATCTGGAGGCTGAAAACTGGGGCAAATCTAGGCTCTTAAATTTGTCGATGTAGAAACGACGGAAGCCTGCTTGGATGCGTCCCTTGAAGACGTACCAATCGCCTGGGTTTGCGGTGTCGTAGAGCTTCTGACCCATAGTCTCGAAGTGCTTCCGCTCGACGACGGCTATGATCGTTCCAGTGTCATCCTCGACTTCTAGCTGGAGGTACTGGGTCTTGCCTGACATCTTGCGACCGTTCCGCCTCGCCAGTGCTTTGGGTTCGTTGTGGTCGCGAAGCGTCTTGTCCTTGATCTTGCAGAGCAGGACTGCATCTAGGTTGCTCTCACCCGTAAGCTCGGCGACAGGATAGATGCGGGTGAAGATATTGTATGCGTTTGGGTCCTTCAAGATGTGTCCCCACTTCTCCGCTCCCTCGAAGATTGTATCGAAAGGGGTACGTCCTGTCTCGAGAAGCTTGGCTTGACCTGCGGTGAGGGGGAGCCCCAACGCACGCCGTTGTATGATGTCCTTGGCTTTGGCAGCACCGATTCCGACGACCCCGAGCAGTCCACCCACGAGAGCGCCATTCTGGACGGACCAGTTCTCCTGGGAGGTCTCTGCGTCGTAGACCTTGATCGTATGTCCGGCAATCTTATACTCACGCAGCATCTGAATCGCTGACTCGTTCTCCTTCGCATTACCAA